CTTTTTACTAGTGGCTTAACAAATGCAGCCACTTTATTGTAAGCATGAGTAGGCATACCTCCATTTTGAGAAATGGCAAGAGCAATCAATACTTCTGTGATTGCTGAGACAGATTCAAGATACTCTTTGTTAGCAGTCAAATCTTCCTTAGCTTGTTTAAGCTGTTCCTGAGTTTGCACGATTGCGCCAGACGGGTCAATTTCAGTCTTGACAATATCTAATACTGCCTTGATTAAAACATCGTCAGAATCGCCTGTGCGGTCTCCTGCTAGCTCACGCATATTCGTACTGTAGCGACTGCCATCGGCAAGCTTGACTTCAACGACCGTCACAGTCTTGTCGCCCAAACCTCGCGTATAAGGCTTGCTTGCTAGTTCATAACTGTTAATTGCCATTTGTCATTTTTCCTTTCACTTCCTCAAATTTTGCTTTTAGCTCGTCGTCAGATTCAATGATTCGTTTCATCTGCTCGAGCTCCATAGCGGTTACTGTGTAGAGGGCTTCGAGCGTAGCCGATTGAGTAGCCTCATTACCGACTTTTTCACCTAACGATTTGATCGCTAAACTGCTGATTTGTTTGTCTTGTTCGTTCATGCTGTTTTCTCCAATTTTTCTATTTTTTGATTGAGCTCTTGAATGGCCTTGATAAGATAAGGTACAAGAGCAAATGTGTTGTAAGAGTATGCGCCGTCAGGATTTTCAAAGAACGCCTCAGGAGCGTACTTCTGGACATCCTGCGCCATGATACCGCAAGCGATATCTTCTATTTTTCCATCGTACTCTTTGCGATAGCTGTAAGTTTTCAAGTTTTCGACTACATCGAGACCTGAGACTGTACTATCTTCGATATTGTGCTTATATCGACGATCCGAAATCTCTTTATTCATCGGGATCCAGTCGTAACCAGAACCGCTGTAATAGAGATATAGATAGTTATTCGAAGGCTCAAAATTTGAGTATTTAGAAGAGTGAATCCAGTACCCGGATTTTCCTGAATTTTCATTGTTGTAGAAAATATGACCAGTTACTTTTAAATCTCCGTGAATAATTGGAGTGTTCCAAAATTCAGCGCGATTATAGCAATACATTTGACCTGTATGTTTAACGAACCAAGCATAGTCACCAGGATAGCCCCAATTGTTTCCCCAGTTGACCCACAAAGCTGTCTGTGACCAGTGGCCAGACCCGTTGCTCATGCCGACAGAAAATTGATTTTGACCAGTTATCCAGTACACAGAGGAGTCTTTCTCATGCGTCCCAATCTGGAATCCACCAATCCGCCCTTTGAAACCTTCGAGCAAGGTCGCCGTAACTACGACAGAGCGAAGTTTGTTGATGAAAGCCTCTTTAGCCGCAAGCGTGTCCGTGAAGATATCGCTTGAGACGAACATCCGAGCCATGGCCATATCCATGACCAGCTTATCTGCTGTGATAGAGTTGGCTCGCAAAATATCCGTGTTCAGAGTCGCAAATGCACCCTCACCAACAAACAAGCGCTTGAAGTAACCTTGAATAGCGGTCAATTCATCAAGCAAGGTCTTACCTTTTAGACGAATTTTCTCGGCTTCAATCAAGATTTGATTGTTCGTCGCATTGATTTGCGAGATAATAGAGCCAGCGCTAGTCAGATTTTGAACTGCCCACGAGCCAGCAAGCTGACTCTGAACCGTGCGAATCGCTTCGTCTGTGTCTTCGAGAGCAGGACGGGCACTTGTTGCAATGCTTCCCTCCTCTAATTGAGGAGCCAAAATATCGAGATAGCTTCCTTTTGCGCCATTTACTAAGTAAACGTAGCCGATCGACAATTTTCCAGCTTTTTTGCGTTCGCTCGAAAATGTCAAATATGTCCATTTGTCATCTTTCAAGATGAATTCTGGGCTTATCCCTGTTGAGTCATCACTCCACCAATAATTTTGTAATCTAACTCTTTGTCCAGCTGAGCCTTTTATCCAAACAGACATTGTATAGGTTCCTGGCATAATCTCAAATCCGTCCTGAGCAACGCCAATTTGACCTTTTGGATCACTAGAAATTATACGTAATGCTTTATTAAAGCCAGGTACAGGGCTATCCGAAACCTCAATTGTCCGAACACTTCCAGATCCTGAGCCACGAAATGTCCCAGAATCCCATGATCCTGAACCTACACGCATCTCTTTGATTCCTCTGATATAATTTCGGCCACCTTTCGTAGCCTTAGCCACCTCAATCTGGAACAGTTGATTCGTCAGAGCCATACGAGCTACTTTATCCGTAATCCCATTTTCAGTATTGCCCAAAATTCGCTCATAGAGCTGACTAGTCTCTCTGACTCGCTGGAAATCCGTCTGGTTGGCTTTACCAGCAATCAATGAAGTGATATCTGCAAAACGGCCATCTACTGCATTTTTGTATTTGGCAATCTGGGTCGCTATCGAGCCATTTTGTGGATTCGTGATTGCTTCGAGCCTACGCTCAATGCCTCTCACATCTTCCTGATAAGCCGATTTACCAACGTAGTCCCTTGTGACCAGCTCACGGACTGCTGTCGCTTGTCGTGCACTCTCTTCTCGAGTGTATCTTCTCAATGCTTCTTGTCGCTGGCCGTCTTGACCAACATAGCTCTCGACTGCTGCTATCTTAGTAGATAGACCTTCAGCCGTCTTCTTGAACTCAGTTTTAGCGACTAAAAGTTCGGCTTCTCCATCTTCTAGAGCTGGTGAATAGTCTGTCGCTACACTACCAATTTCAACCTTGATTCCTGTAACCCACGCTGTACCACTTGTAACACCTTCAAGATTGAATCGCAACGATGTTTTTAATTGGTCAAAATTTTGGTTCTCAGAGTAATCATAAGTGAATGTTATATACTTCCAATCTGACGATCCAGCATATATTCCAAGCGTAGTGTAGTCTGGACCATTCTGAATTCCGGTCTTACTATTCTTTCTAAAAAGATAATGTTTAAAGCAATTGAAGGCATTCCAAGAATTTTGCCCTTGAACGACATTTTCAAATTTTATCCAAGCGCTATAAGTAACTTTTTGATACAATCTAGAGCTAAAATTTGGTTCGATGTTGAATGTTAAAGTAGAGTTGTTCTCTAATCTATAACATTCTTTTTGACCTGTGACGTGGTTTTCAGGTAATTTTTCAATTACTGCCCCAACTGTCTGAGATTTTATCCATAGATTCCGACCTCCGACCTTCATCTTAGCGAATGTCTGCGTAAGTACATCAATATCTTGCTTGACCTCTGATTTCGTCGCAAAACCATTCATCTGGCCAGTCATTCGACTAAGGGCCTCTGTTGTTGTTCTGCGATATTCTGAAGCTTGATTGACCTCACTTGTGACCGTCCGTTTCAGAACATCCAAATCACCTAACAAAGCTGTTTGAGCGCTCGTAGCCTGTCTCTTGAATACTTCAAGTTTAGCGATGGAGTCCAACCCAATCCTCTTGGCTTCCTGAGAAAGTAAGCTACTTGCGCCAGCATTTCTCAAGGCTTCTTCAGCTTTTTGCCTATTTTCTTGGATAACTTTTTTAATTTCTTGAGATTTTCGATTGAATTCCATATCGAATTTCTCGTGGTCGAATTCCGTCGGTTCAAGTTCCCATTCTGCACCATTCCAAAAGTAAAGTTGTTTTTTGTCTCCGACGGTCAAAAACAAACGATCGCCTTTTCTCAATGTCCCCTTTGGAACATCTAGAGGCTTCACATCTCCAAAGTAATTCGTGTTTTTCCCATCTGCAGATACTAAAGCTCTTGTTGCCGTTTTTAAGGCACGTTCGCTTCCTTCTATTGAATCAGTTAGCGTACGTGATAAATGACTAATTTCACTTGTTGCACGCTGAACCGTTCCAATATCATTGCAGACAACCTTTCGACTAATTAGATTACCACCTACATCATATTCGCTAGTGAAAGATACAATACGGACTTTTTGACGAAATCCCAAGATTTCGTTAATGGCCATAATATAGTCGCCCGGATTCGGATGACTGATTCGATAGCCAGCCTGTGACAAGTCTTCCATATCGATTTCAACAGAAACCTTGTACGACTTATCCACATTTTCTTTCAGCCTTTCTAATAGCTTCCCTGTATCTTTATAGCGCTCGTCTACAACAGGGTCTGCTTCGATTCGTCCGTAAATAGCAGATAGCGGACTCTCGTATAAAGTTTCGTAACGACCTTTTGAATGATCCTCATCATCTTTCCAAGCACCGAGGCCACGTTGGTAGGTTACAAAGCTATTGATATCTTTTTCTATTTTCAGCTCGTTCATATTAAAATCTTTACGAACGATTGTTGATAGATCTGTTCCGATTCGTTTTAAGATTCGGACCACATGACCACGTACAGAAAATTCAAGTCCAGCAGCCTTTATAATATCGTTGAAAAGCGAGAGTCGAGACTTATTTCCGAAATTTTCTTTTCGAATAGACTCGACCGTCGTTTCCAGATTATACGTATAGCCACTGTTTGAAAAAATCGCTTGTAGATATGTTTCAAACGGCTTTGAACCATTTAAAGTAGTGTAGACCATGGATTTTGACATGTCGTAGAAGAACTGATGCACTGCATCAAATTCGACCTCAATCTGTCTCCCTGTGTCGTTAGGTTTTGCGTAAGTAATACGATAATATTCATCGTCTAAGCGAAAACGCCAGCCTCTGCCTATACCGTGCAAGACTTTGTCGTTGGTATAGATTGTGCCTTTCACAGACAATTCACCATTGACCGCATTAGTTACAGAGTAAGCAACTAGAGCACTATGCTCTGTACCTTTTTCATCGACAAATGTAATCAATCTATCACCTCCTTACTTATATAGCTCTTTAAAACCTAGAATTTTGATCGTCCCTCTAAAATCAGTAGAATAACGAACTTGCTTCTGCGGATTTGGTCGAATGACAAAATATTCATAATTCGTTCGAATGTTAATGTTCAAATCTGGCAATGCCATGCCTTTGTAAATTACATTTTCAACACCGGACAAGCGTAATTTATCGCCTTCTTTAATCGGTGTTGAAGTATGATTATAGACCCAACGTCTGCCATCAACTTCCAAAAAGAAGTTTGTTTGGCTAGTGCTTGCAGTCAATTCAACCATATAAGGCACCTCTAGCTGACTAAGAGCTGCTGTTCCCTTGTACGGAATGACTCCACCAGATAAAACAATGTCTCGAGGTGCAGTTTCGCCAAATGGTAGCTCAGCAGTTACCAACTCAAAAGAAATGTTATATTTCAAACCTGCTGCTGATTTGCCAATAAAGCTATAGTCAATTTCATTTCCGATATGCACCTTATATCGATACTTCCATGCTGTATGCGGAATTTCCAAAAGGTTCAAATCCCCTTTCTTCGCTCCAGGCAATTCAAACCCGTACAAATCATCTTGTACTGGGTGCATTTTCGTAACGAAATAAGGCTCGTCACCATATAACCAACCTGAAAGCTCGTCTTGTTTTTCCATAAAAGCCGAAAGGCTAGCAACTGCCAGCCTACCCGTAACTTTTATAACTTTCTGGCGCAAGGTGATCCCGTCATGGATATAACCGTTACGCCCTTTTACTGTACGCCTATCCACTTCAACAGAAGGCGTACTATCAACAATTTTAATGTTATAAATACCTAACTGAGACAATTTAGTCTCAGCGTTAGCATGTGTAATCAATAAATCCATTTCGTAGCCTTTCTATTCGTAGACAAAGTAATCATCTTTGATACGGTCACGAGCTTCTCGCTCTTTAACAGACGTGTAAATCTTGTCACCCACAATTTCGTTATAGATTTCAAATGTAGCATTTGATAATTGAGAATTCTTCACATCATCGCTTAGATTTTCTAAGCTTGATTTCAGACCAGTATTATTCACACTGGCCGAAGTTGTGATCAAGCTATCAACGCCATAACTTTGGTCTGTAATCGCCATCGCATACTGTTTCGCAACACCATTGATTCTGCGCACCCAATCAGACATACCGATATACATTCCCTCGCCTGTGAATCCACCAATAGATTTCATCACTCGAGAAGGAGAATGGATGTCCAGAGCAGAACGCATCACGCTTGCGATATTAGAAGCGATTGAATATGCGAGTGAGTAAAGACTACCAGCCATGCTTGCCAATCCATTATAGAGACCTGAGCCGGCATGAACACCAACAGAGTACAGATGACTAGCCAATGTATTGAAAATAGCCACAATCTGACTATTTGCAGAAGATGAAACGCTGACAGCTTGATTCATTCCGCTATTAAAAGC